GAAACAAATGCGACCACGTCCTTACGCTCCTCGGCGATACCGATGAGATAGTTCGCCAGAGTGACATCGTCGCTTCCACCGACTGCGGCACCGATCAACAGATTGATGTCGAGTGTCTCAGCATCGTCGAACAGGTCGTATGCAGTCTGAAGTTCACCGACCGAAGGATCGGCGGCCGTACCATCAGAACCACCAGAGAGTTCGTAGTCAAGAACTGTATCCGATGTGGTGTATTCAAATCCTGTCGATGTGGAGACTAGGTTAGTGGTATCAGTTGTCTTGACACCCGACTCAGGAAGTTCCGAGTCCTCGACACCGATCCAGACATAACGTGACTGGTTGTTGATCACATCTACGTAGTAGTTTGTCGTACCGTTGGACTTCTTCGCATCGGCAGCCTGTGACAGACCGGAGAAGATCTCGAGAACCTGCATCGCAGTACCGGTGATCAAACCAGTCTCGTCGACCACAACGATATGAAGTTCGTCGTTCTCGACACCACGATCGGCAGCAAAGTCTGTGGTGCTTGGCGCAAAGTCAAACAGATTGGTAAACATCGATGCTTCGAATGACGTGCTGTTCGTCAGAACATACACACCGATCGAATCTCCGAGTTCACCGGGATATTTGGCAATGAATTCGCTTCCGGTGGTAAATGCGGTGCTCTCGAAGTTCTCTTCGTTCTTGACAAGCACGCCCGTTCCACCGGCGTTTGCGTTGAGCTGACCGGCATTTGCGGTACGAACGACACGAAGATCGTTTGCATACTGCAAGAATTGTGCGGCCGGCATAAAATATTTGAATGTTGTGTCGTTGGGTTCAAAGAAGCGATCAACCAACTGATTTTCCGATCCTACCTGAACAATCTCTTCGACCGGGCCCCAGGCAAACGCGCCTGCGATTGCTCCGATCGATGTTGAAACGGCAGGAACTACGTTGGTAAGATCAATTTCATTGACCTCAACGCCAGGAGATACCTGAAACGCCATGAGTGTTTCCTCTTTCTTCAGCAGAGTTATAAGAATCTAACATAATACGATTGTCTTCATTGATAGTATTTATAAATAACGGGATTTCTCAGGAAAATGTACCGAAATATGGATCATCGGTACGAGTCCAGACGTCACCATCAATGATCTCGACGTTCTGATCGAGTCCGTTGTCGATCTCTCCGAACGGTAGCATATCGTCCTCGATCAGTTTCATCTGTTCTTCATACAACATTTTCTTAATGTCGACATCGGTCTGTTCGGCAAACATGTTTGTTGTTGAGAACCAACCAAAGAGTACGAGGTTCATGACCAGGTCGTCGTGATTTCCGTTTGATGCTCCGTAAGATGAGCCGTGAGCGACAAATGTTGTTAACTCAACGATCGTAGCGGAATCGCAGATGATGATCTGATCCTGCTCAATAAGATCCTTTATCGTTGACGTACCAATTCGCTTAACCTTACGATCCATGAACACGCCGATTGAGTTGGACTTTACCGCGGACTCAACAAACACATTCTCGTACTCGATCTCATAGTATAGGCCGTTACAGACAACGGTACCCTGGTCGTTGTTCTCTATGAGAACGTACGCCTCGTTGTAGGTCTTTGCATACTTATAGATTACATCAGGAAATAGTAGAGGCGAGATGTTATTGTCCTGAAATACTGCGACCTGACGAAACGGTCTTGCAGAGATGTCTATAATGTTAAACGTCGAGTAGTCTTTCCCTCGACCCTTGCCGACGTCGACAAACATCATGTATTCTGCATCAGGATTGGGCCTCTCGTAGACTCGGACGTTGTCCTGCTGATATATTGGATTCTTTGCATGTAACTTGAGTAGCTTGTCGGCAGAGACCAGTGTGTTGCCCGAACCAAGAAAGTCATTTCCAAACTCTTGGTTAAACTCAAGCTCCGAGCTGTTGGCAATCGTCTCTTGTTTCCACTTCTCATCTCGACCGGGCACATCCCACCAGTCGATACGAAACGGCTTAAAGTTATTCGTACCCTGAACCGCTCCCTCCCAGAGTTTATGAAAGACGTTACCAATACCCTTGGCCGTCGAGGTAATGATGATCTTTGTGCTTTTACCTGCCGATATGACGGGATACGTCGATGTGTAGAACTCTGCATCGTTCTGAACCAGTGCGAACTCATCAAGAAACAAAAGGTTAACCGACATGCCTCGAATTGATGAAGATGATGTTGATGCAGAAATGATTCGAGAGTTGTTTGAGAACTCAACCGACGTTTTATTCAGAGTCTTGCACCCTGGCTGAAGAAAGAACGGAAGATTCTCTAGTGACAGCGTGACACGCGCCAGCATTTCTTTAGCGGTCGAACCCTTGTTCGCAAGAATCGCAATAGTCTTTTCGGGATGAAAGATTGCGTACCAAAGTAGATACACTACCGATGAGACGGACTTGCCGGACTGTCGGCATGCAAGTACGATGGAAAATCGATTCTCGTTAAAGTGCGAGAACATATCCTGCTGATAGGGATATAGATCAAACGGAACGAGACCGCCATCAAGTGAGATGACTTTGATGTAGTTTTTTGCGAAGTAGACCGGATCCTTTAAGCACTTAGCGTACTCGTTGATCTCGTCCTGCGTCCACTCCTGCTCAACGCCATCGCGTTTGATGTTTGCGTTACCAAGATACGAAAGGTGTGATTGATTCTGAAGTCTCTGCTCAGACATACTAGTCCTCGCTATCTTCGTCGTCGCTATCGTCTTGGTCTATGGTTCTCTTTTCATCAATTCGATCATGAAGCATACGTTGCAGTTCGGTGGTCGAACCGACGTACACGTTGTTCTGTGTCATGGAGTTCGGAAGCTGAGGATTGTCCGTTAACCGCACCTCCTTCTTTTTCTTCTGCAACTCCATCAGACGATCGGCGATCTCAGCGTTCTGCTTAAGCATAGTCGACAATACTTCAAACGCACGTGGATGCTCCGATTCTCTTGCAAGATCAAGCATAAGATCGATTGCCTCGTCACCCTTTTCGGTCAGACTATAGTATCGAGCTCGAGCGTAGTCGTAGTCGTCTTGCACTTCGTTCTCGTCACTCATAACGTATTCCATATTAAATTAATGTCAGTAACCGTAAAGCTAGCACCGGATGTCTGACCGGTCACGGTCTCTCCGACCTCGAACAGACCATCCGGCACAGAGACGAGCAACGAGTCGGATCTTTCTTCGGTTATAACGGCGGTCGTACCAGACGTTGTACCAATGACCGACTCAGACGCCGTGAACGGACCGCTTGTAACGCTGTCAAAGAAGAGTTCGATCTGCTCTGGCGTTCGTGAATCAAAGGATACATTAATCGTAAAGTTCTCGTCCTCGTTAGCATCGGTCGGTGATATCGTTACGACCTGTGATGCGTACGGTAGACCAGAAGAAGTCATGTCGTGGTCTGACAGATTCGTTTGTGTCTGACGAATAATCGATCCCGACTCCGTTAACGGACCGTAGTATTTAATACGTGTGTCGAAATCAAGTGTGTAGACCAAAGAACGACGGGACTCAAACTCGCCCTCGTAGTCGTCCTCTAGACTTACACTTGTAAGAACGAACGGCATGTCTGACTTGAAGTTATTGTCGACCTCATTCACGGTTACTGAGTACTCGGGCTGAAAGAACGGTATGATCTGCTCGAGTATCTGCAACGCATCGTCCGTGTGTTTCGACATAATGCTGAGCTGAAAGGACAGATTATACGTCGACGGATAGAACATCGTTCTTCTCGACGTCGACGATGTTCTCGGAACATTAAGTTTGGTTCCACGAGTCAGACGTGTCGACTCATCGTATTCCAACCCAGTAATCTCAAACGACATGCGAGGTAACTTAATGGCCAGATGCGGATCACTAAGATTCTGCTCCTGACGAATACGCGCAAGAAACTTTTCACGTGGACCGTACGAGAGCGGAACCTTGATCTGCTGCAGAGCATTACCGGATCCGTCACGCTTAACGACCGTTATATTATTGAACAGTGTGCCAAAGACCGAAACGGCTCGACGAGTGTGCTCGTTATAGAAGTGATTACCAAACATACTTAGTTATTTAACCTTGGATCGCCGAATGGATTTTCTTGGCTAAAGTCAATGATCTGATCCGCGTCTATCTCGTACTGCGTGTTGTCTGCAAACTCATCGTTTGATATGTACTTATCTGCAGTATCTGCAAGGTCGTATTCCTTAAGTACTTCCCAACCCGTATCCACCTCGTTGTCGATTAGGAATATGTTACCCAGAGACGGACTGAACGAACGCACTTCTCCATCCGTTGAGGATACACCGACTAATGAGAGATCACCCTCACGGTCCTGACTAGAGTCTGCTTCCTGCGTTGTAACAAAGTCAGCAACCTCACCCTCAACTCTGATTTCTTCAGTATCAGAATCACCAGCCTGAACGATTTGATATACCTCGGTTCCTGGCGCGAATCCTGTTGATCCACCACTAATTGATAGAACGGTACTGGATGCATGAGTACGTTCAAACTGATCAACGTTGCTAAATCCGGTGTCGAGTTGTTCCGAACCCGATTCGTACAACTCACAGCGCAGCTCAAAGATCGGAAGATCACTGAGTCGATAGAACGGTTGCTCGTGCTCGACGAACTTAATCTCAAAGAGTGAGTTAGCGAGAGGTAGATATACTAGATCGCCCTCTCTTGGTCGCTCGTCCTCGAGCGAGTTGATGTCAATCTCAACCAACTGTTGAAATCTTCTTCGTGCAACAATAAAGGTAGCCTGATCTCGAATCTCTAGACCAAACTTAGAGAGAAGAGTTCCTTCACCCTCGAATCCTTCCGTGTTGGCTATGTACATTTCGATAGCATACGCATCTCTGAATCGAGAGTACTCTTCGTTAAGTATCTCGTCAGAGCTTACTTCCTCACGAGGTATGTACAGAACGTCCTGTCCGTATATACGAAGACCCTCAATGATAAGGTCCTCGTAAAGAAACTGTTCGGACTGAACCGATGGAGAGAAGAATACGTTCGTAGGCATTACAAGTTCACCTACTATCCGATATGAAAGTCGATCGGAAATTCGTACTTAAGCTGCATCTCTTCTTCGATCTGACGTATCTCTTCGGTAGCCTCGTCAAACAGTTGCTGACCGTTGAGTGTGACACCACCCGGCAGTTCCATACCCTCAAACTTTTTAAGGTTAACTCCCCATTGGCGTTTGATAAGTGCGGTTAAATAACGCTTAAGAAACAGATCGTTGTAGACGCTGGTGTTCTGATCGGGGTCGATGATGCGATACGCTTCAACAACGATGTACTCACCAACACTAAGATAACGATCGAGCTCGACATTAAGATACAACTTATTCTGATGTCGTGCGAACTCGACCTGCGGTGTGCCGTTCAGCATCATGTCGACGGTGTTAATGTACTTCTGAACATGCACGTAGTTCGCAAGGTTTCCTGAGAACCCAAGGTTGTACATATCGTTCAAAGACATCTGATACCGTGCATCGAACATATTGATCGACGAGTTTTCAAAAGTAAATGGTAGGACCCGTACTACCGTCAGGATCTCGTCCGGAATCGGAATGAACTCGTTGTCAACGTCGGCCTGAGTCAGCTCGTGCTTAAAGAAGTCACGATAGACAGAGTCGGAGTGATACTCCTGATAGAACTGAAGCGCCTCATCGACACGATCCTCGATCTGATCCTCATCGACGTTAATCTCAAGTACGGGTGCACCAAGATTACGAAGGCAGTAGTCTATCAGAGATTGTCTTGAGTTTGGTAACATATCGTAGTAGTACCGTCTTTATGATCTGTGTATTACTACTATTTATACAAAATGATTTCAATCGTATGACAGAGGCGGTTTCTTACTGGATTTATTATTATTCTGTCGCCAGAACTCATGGTTCGCGTACTTTTCAAGTATCTGTTGCGGAAGAATCGTCTCGCGCTCACGATACTCAACTCGACCGGAGACCATATGTAGATCCGGTGTCGAAATCTTGAGATCAAACGGATCGTTGGAGTACTCGACCCTCTCGTAGTCGTGATTCTCGTAGTAGTCTTTGCCGATAAAGTCGTATACGCGTCGCATCGTTTCTTCCGGTTTCTGCGTCAGATCATTGTACTCTACCAACAGAATCATACTTGGGTTAGCGAGTAGTCCTTCCTGCAGCCAGTACAGTTTCATCACCTGACTTGGTTGTGCCCTGAACGCCTGTGAGCGTGAAGTTGGCCTCCGCGACAATAGTTTCTTGGCCGGTTTGCCCTGTTGCCTGAACGCCAGTGGGGTCAACTACTGCCTTAGCAATAACCAGCTCATCGCCAATAGCCCCGCTAGCCTGCACTCCGCTGAGTGAGACTGTAACGTTAACAACGACGTCGCCAACATCAGAAAACGCCGCTGAGGAAAATGGAGATGAGCTAAACATCAGGAGCAACCCAATTTTTTATTTTTTCGTCCCAGTACCGGTACATCCCGTCATCAGGTCTAGGGACAGGAGGGTCCCACAAACAAGTTTCACTATTAAACAACCAACTAGGGTAGGGTTTAGGCGGTATAAACGCATCTAAATCGGCGTCGTACGTGTAACCTATACCGGCATAGTTTTTTCTTAATCTACCTTGGTCTTCGCTGATAACAGTTTGATC